GGTCCCATGGCCGCAAAGAAACACCTGAGAACCGTTCTCAATAAGGTTGCGGATCAGGGTTCCTAGCCTGATTGTGGGCCGGCGAGGTAGGACTCCCGACCCGTGACCAACCTGCGATCACAGGCCGATGGAACTACGCTACGCATTCGATAGCGCTTGCTTTCGCCTTGGAAGGCTTTGCAAGCACGGCCACGCTTGGCCAGGAACAAATCAAAGCCTCAGAAGGATTGGAGCAATTGCTTCCAATTGCATGGGCTGCTCAGGCAGAAAGAAATCAAACTGGCTTCTGTCTTTTTTGGATTACGAGGCCATGGGCTGGCCGCCAGGCCGCACTCTTGGAAAGCTTTGCCCTGCTGGTCATTCGTGGGAAGGGCTTGACTCTTCGCTGCGGGTCCGGGGCCGTTGCGCTCAGTGCGAGCGGTTGCGCCATTTGGAATCAGAAAGGAAGAAGGCGGAAGACCCTGGGTACCGCGCTCGTCGGTCTGCAGCTGCCAAGGCGCGGGCCGCGCGTCGCATGGCAGAAGACTCAGAAGGTGAAATGCGCAGAAGAAGGGAAATGCATTTGAAACGAGTTATGAGCGGCAAAGTTCAACAATACAAAGCGGCAGCAAGGCAGCGGCTGCGCGATGCCGGGTTGACATCTCGCGGCACCGTGCCAACTGGGCGGCAAGGGCATCCAGCCCGCCTTGCCCGCGCCATCCGCGCCGCCGGCCGTCTGCCATCAGTGGCGGCCTTAGTGATGGCCGAGCAGCGTCGGTACTGGGCCGAGCATCCAGCGGCCAAGGCTGAGCACGAGCGCCACTGGGCCCGGGTGAGCTGGTGGCTGGAGTATCAGACGAAGCCGGACCTGCGCTTGTATCACCGAGAGAAAGCGAAGCGCCGCAAGATGCAAGATCGCGGCCAGACGCCGGTGCAGATCCCGGTGTCGGCGATCCGCCAGCGGTTCAACAAGTTCGGCAATTGCTGCGCCTATTGCGGCAAGGGCGGCGACATGGAGATTGAGCACGTGGAGCCGATCAGCAGCGGGGGCGCCCATGACATCGGGAACATCGTGCCGGCCTGCTCCAGGTGCAACACCAGCAAGCGCAGTCACGACATGGAGCAGTGGTACCGAGCGCAGCCGTTCTTTGATGAGCTGAGACTGCAGCGCATCCGCCGTGCTACACGCCCACCTGAGGGCCAGCAACTGGCCCTGGCGCTGGCCTGAGCGGCTCAGGCTCCTGAGTGCAACCTGGTTGCAACTCACTGCCTAGGCTGGTTGCAATGGCCAATCCGTTGAACGCCGCCAAGGGTGCGGAGCTGATCGAGGCTCAGACCGGCCGCCGCTGCACTCGGCAGAACCTGGACAAGCTCTGCGACCGTGGCGCGCTTCGGGGGAGCCCATGCATTCTGCAAGCCAAGCCGCTGCGAGTGGATGGCGACCTGCTGGTGCGCGAGTACCTGGCCCGGGTGGCGCCGCACCAGGCCGAGGCGCAGCAGCCAACGGCGAAGCGTGAGCGACCGGCTGCCGTGCGCTCAGCCCCCACCGCACCCAAGCCACCACCAAAGCCACCGGAGCAGCTGCCTGAATACGGCGAAAGCAGGGCCCGCACCGAGTTTGAGAAAGCCAACCTACTGGAACTGGAGCGCCGGCAGAAGGAAGGCCAGCTGCTGGAGCGCGAGGAAGTCGAGCGGGCCCAGGCCGCGGCGATCGCCATCAGCAAGACTCGGCTGCTGGGGGTGCCCAGCACCGCCAAGCAGCGCATCCCGCACCTGAGCCTGGAAGAGGTGGAGATCCTCACGACGCTGATCCGTGAGGCCCTCGATGAGCTGGCCAGCTGGGAGGTGGAAGCATGAGCGAGCTTGCGCGGCAGATCCTGAGCCACTGGCGCCCGCCGCCACGGCTGAGTTTGAGCGAATGGGCCGACACCTACGGCGTGCTGACCGGCGACGCGGCGGAGAAAGGCCGATGGAAGACGCTGCCGTACCAGCGCGGAATCATGGACGCCTTCACCGATCCAGAAGTGGAGACGGTGGTGTGCCTCAAGTCCGCTCGGGTGGGCTGGACCATGATCCTCGGGCACGTGATCGGCTACTTCAGCCACCAGGACCCGTGCCCGGTGATGGTGGTCCAGCCCGTGGTGGAGGACGCCGAGGGCTACAGCAAAGAGCAGATCGCGCCAATGTTTCAGGACACGCCGGTGCTGCGCGGCCTGGTGTCGGAATCCAAGGCGCGCAACACCGCCGGCAACACCATCCTGCTGAAGCAGCTCACCAACGGCGGCGTCATCGACATTGTGGGCGCCAACAGCGGCCGGGCATTCCGGCGAAAGTCCAGGCGGGTGGTGCTGTTTGATGAGGCCAGCGCCTACCGGGCGATCCCTGAAGGCGACCCGATCAAGCTGGGCCGCAACCGATCCGACTACTTCTGGAATCGGAAGATCGGCATCGGCTCCACCCCGATCACCAAGGGTTTCGACCGCACTGAGGCGTGGTTCCTGAAGTCAGATCAGCGGCGGTTCTATGTGCCGTGTCCGTTCTGCCAGGCCATGCAGGTGCTCCGCTGGCCGCAGATGAAATGGCCTGAAGGCAAGCCAGAGCAGGCCGCTTACGAGTGCGAGAACTGCGGCGAGCTGATCCCCCACAGCAGCAAGCGGGCGATGGTGGAGGCCGGTGAATGGCGCGCCACGGCGGTGGCGGCTGAGCCGGGCCTGGTCGGCTTTCACATCTGGGCCGCCTACAGCTTCAGCCCCAACGCTGAATGGGGAAAGCTGGCGCGCGAGTTCCTCGAGGTGAAGGGTGACCCCGAGCAGCTGCAGACGTTCGTGAACACGATCTTGGGCGAAACCTGGGAGGAAGAGTTCAGCGGCCAGGTCAATGCCGAAGGGCTGGCAGCACGGCGCGAGGACTACCCCATGGGCCAGGTGCCGGCCGGCGGCCTGGTGCTTACCGGCGGCGTGGACGTGCAAGACGATCGAATTGCCGTGGCGATCTGGGCATGGGGCCGCGGCGAGGAGGCTTGGCACATCTATGCGCAGGAGATCTGGGGCGACCCGTCACAGCCTGAGCTGTGGGAGCAGCTCGATGCGGTGCTGGAGACCAGGTGGGCGCGCGAGGGCGGTGGTGAGATGAAGCTGGCACAGCTGGCGATCGACTCAGGCCACATGGCTCACGAGGTCTATGCCTACTGCAGGGCCAGGAAGTCTCAGGGTGTGGTGCCAATCAAGGGCGCCAGCGTGCGCGGCAAGCCCCCGATCGGAAAAGGCGCGCCGGTGGACATCAACCGCCGCAACCAAGCCACGATCAAGGGCGGCGCCATGCTCTACCAGGTCGGCACCGACACGATCAAGGCCACGCTTTACGCCAGGCTGCGCCATGCCAACCCAGGCCCGGGTTACATCCACATCGGCGAAGCGGCGACCGATCAGTTCCTGCAGCAGCTCACTCCCTGGAAATTGCAGACCCGCTACGTCAAGGGCCAGCCGGTGCGGGACTGGGTGAAGGCCAGCAAGGACCGCGACGAGTTCGGGGATTGCACGGTCTACAGCTATGCCGCACTGCAACTCCTGGCCCGCCGCTACAACCGCGCGACGATGTGGGACCAGTTGGAAGCGCAGCTCACCAAGCCAGCCGCGACCCCCCAGCGCCAGGCCCGCCCGATCACGCCAGCGCGCCCGGGTGGTTTCGTGTCGGGCTGGTAGATCAAGCTTCCTAGCCTGAGGCCATGACAGTCCCTGCGACCATCAGAGCCGGCGACACGGTGTCATGGGTGGAGCCTGCTGCGCTCGACCTCGACGGCAACGCCGCCACCTCAGCGGCCTGGACGTTCACGACCTTCCTGCGCTTCAACACCGCCAGCGAAGGGGCCACGGTGACCGGCACGGCCCGCACCGATGGCGGCTGGAACATGGCGATCAGCGCCAGCACATCCGCCGCCTTTGATGCCGGCGCTTGGAGCTGGCAGAGCCGAATCACCAGCGGCGCCACGGTGATCACCGTGGGATCTGGCAGCTTTCAGGTGCTGGCCAGCCTGAGCTATGCCGGCAGCCCGGCCGCGTTTGATGGCCGCAGCCAGGCCGAGGTGGAGCTCGGCGAGGTGCGCGCCGCGATCCGCGCCATCGTCATCAAGGGATTCAAGAGCTACACCATCGGCTCTCGTCGGTTCGATGCCGCCGACCTGGGCCAGCTGATGCAGCGCGAGTCGCAGCTCAAGGCGATCGTGGCCCGCGAGAAAGCCGCCGAGAAGGTGGCCGCCGGCCTGGGTGATCCGCGTTCGCTCTATGTGAGGTTCGGGCGATGAGCAAGCGCAAGGCCAAGCGGCCCCAGCAGCAGACTCCGGCCGCACCCCGCCGCGGCCGGCGCGCCTACGAGGGCGCCCTGGTGTCGCGGCTCACGGCTGACTGGGTGACGAGCTCCACCAGCGCCGATGCCGAAATCGACGGCAGCTTGGTGCGGCTGCGCAATCGCTCGCGGCAGCTGCTCAGGGATAACCCCTATGTGCAGGCAGCGCGCCGGGCGATTGTCACCAACGTGATCGGCCGCGGCATCCGGATGCAGTCGCGGGTGCCGATGGTGCGCGGCGGCGGCCGGCTCGACAAGCCAACCAACGACCGGGTCGAGGCCTGGTGGCGCCGCTACTGCCGCAAGGAGCACATCCACGCCGCCGGCAAGCTGTCGTTCGCGCGGATCTTGCGCCAGTCCATGGCCGCCGTCCCCGAATCGGGCGAGGTGTTCATCCGACTGGTGCCCGAGCAGTTCGGCAACAGCGGCACACCGCTGGGCCTGGAGATACTCGAGGCCGATCTCTGCGACGAGACGCACACGGTCGGTCCTGATGCCAACGGCAACGAGTGGCGCATGGGCGTGCGGGTCAGCCGCTGGGGGCGGCCCACCGCCTACCGCTTCCGCCTTCGCCATCCTGGCGATGTGTCGGGCGCCGTCGGCTACGAGACCACCGACGTGCCGGCCGAGCAAATCATTCACCTGTTCATCCCCGAGCGGCCCGGCCAGACCAGGGGTGTCCCGATGTTTGCCAGCAGCATCAAGCGGATGCACCACGTCGCCGGCTTTGAGGAGGCCGAGGTGGTCGGCAAGCGCGCGCGCTCCAGCCTGATGGGTTTCATCCAGAGCCCTGAAGGCGAGCTCGTCGGCGATGGCGTGGAAGACGGCGAGCGGCTGACCAACTTCGAGCCCGGTGTCTTCAAGCACTTGGCGCCGGGCGAGAGCATCACGGTGCCGCAACTGGGCAACGCCGACACCCAATACGAGGCCTTTCTGCGGCCCATGCTGCGCTCGCTGGCTGCCGGCTCCGGCGTGCCCTATCCCACGGTGAGCGCGGACTACAGCCAGTCCAACTACAGCAGCAGCCGCCTGGAGCGGCTTGAGGTGCTGGAGCTCTGGCGCAGCCTGCAGGACTGGATCATCGAAGACGTGTGCCAGGTCGTTTTTGAGCGTGCCATGGCTGCTGCCGTTGGCGCCGGCACGCTGCAGCTTCCGGGCTACGACCTGGCGCCCGAGCGCTATGAAGCGGTGAAATGGTTTCCGCGCGGCTGGGAGTTCGTGGATCCGCAGAAGGAAGCGGCGGCCAACAAAGATTTGGTCCGCTCCGGCTTCAAGACCCAGGCGCAGATCGTGGCCGAGCAAGGCGGCGACTTGGAAGACCTGCTCCTGGCGCGCGCCGCTGAGGTGGAGCGGGCCGAGCAGCTGGGGATCCAGTTCGACACCAACCCCGCCGACGACCTGCAAAGCGGATCCCCCGACGCCGAGCCGGAAACGGACGACGAGCCGGAAGATCCCAGCGAGCCAGACCCCGACGACGACCTCGAAGACGACCCTGAGGACGCTTCAGCATGAGCGACGAGATCGGACTTCCTAGCCTGAGCGCAGGAAACGCCGCGCCAATGGAACAACGCGACCACGCCGGCAAGCCGCTCTACCGCAATGCGGTGGTGGCGAGCTGGTGCCGCGCGGAGGACGACCCCGAAGTAGTCGAGTTCAGCTTTTCGTCAGAGGAGCCAGTCGAGCGCTACTTCGGTATGGAAGTTCTCAGCCATGACCCTGGCGCGATGAACATGGCCCGCCTTAATTCAGGGGCGGCGCCATGGCTCTGGAACCACAATCCCGATGTGGTTCTCGGCGGAGTCGAGAGGGCTTGGCAGGGCGGTGACGGGCGCGGCATGGTCCGCACCCGTTGGAGCCCCAACACCAAATCCGAGGGCTCCGACGAATGGAAGGTCCGGCAGAACTGGGAGGCGGGCATCATCCGCAACGTCTCTTTCATGTACTCCATCGACGCGCCGCTTGACCTCAAGTCGCGCGAAGGCGTGGCGCTGGTCACAGCGTTCACGCCGATGGAGGTCTCGACCGTTTCCATCCCGGCCGACGCCACCGTCGGCCAAGGCCGAGCAATCGGCGACACCGCGGCCCCGGCCGCAGACCAAACCCAACCCCCGATCGAATCCATGGACCCGACCATCGACATCGAGGCGGTGAAGGCTCAGGCTGCGGCCGATGAGCGCTCCCGCGTCGCCAGCATCACCGCTCTTTGCCGTGAGCACAAAGCCGACGACCTGGCCCAAGGCCTGATCGAACGCGGTGCCACCGAATCTGATGCCATGAAGGACGTGCTCGCCGCCATCGGCAAGCGCGCCAAGCAGCCCGCCACCCCGGCTGCTGCTGCCCAGCCGATCGCCGGCGCTTCTGCCGACATCGGCCTGAGCGAGAAGGAAGCCCGCTCCTACAGCTTCCTGAAGGCCATCCGCGCCCAAGCGTTCCCCAACGACCCCGCTGCCTTCGAGGCTGCTGCGTTTGAGCGCGAGGTGAGCGCTGCCACCTCGCAGCGCATGGGCGGCGACGCCCGCGGCTACCTGGTGCCTCACGACGTGCTCAAGCGCGACCTGACCGTGGGCACCGCTTCGGCTGCTGGCGATTTGGTGTTCACCGACGCCCGCCCCGGCAGCTTCATCGAGCTGCTGCGCAACCGCCTGGCACTGGCCAGCCTCGGCGTGCAGACCCTCACCGGCCTGGTTGGCCCTGTGGCCATCCCCAAGCAGACCGGCGGCGCCACCGCCTACTGGGTGGCTGAGAAAGGTGAACCCACCGAATCCAACCCGACGGTTGGCCAGGTCAACCTGAACGCCAAGACTCTGGGCGCCTTCACCGAGTTCAGCCGCCGGCTCATCCTCCAGAGCTCCATCGATGTTGAGAGCATGGTTCGCCGTGAGCTCGCCACCGTAATGGCGCTGGAGATTGACCGCGTTGCGCTCTACGGCACCGGCACCAGCAGCCAGCCCAAGGGCCTGAAGTTCGTGACCGGCATCAACACCGTGGACTTCGCCGCCAACGCCCCCACCTACGCCGAAGTCGTAGCGATGGAAACGGCGATCAATGCCGACAACGCCGACATCGGCGCGATGGCCTACCTGACCGGCTCCACTATCTACGGTGGCTTCAAGACCACCGAGAAGGCCAGTAGCACCGCTCAGTTCATCCTTGAGCCCGGCGGCACTGTCAACGGCTACAACGTGGTTCGCTCCAACCAGGTGGAGACCAACGACGTGTTCTTCGGGGTCTGGAATCAGATCCTGATGGGCATGTGGGGCGCGCTGGATCTGCAGGTGAACCCCTACGCCCTGGACAAATCCGGCGGCGTTCGCGTTACCGCCTTCCAGGACGTTGACGTGGCCGTGCGCTACGCCGAGTGCTTCACCCGCGGCAATAACACCCTCTGATCGCCATGAGGATTCGGATCCTGCAGCAGACCAGCATCAGCGGCCAGCCCGTCAGGGTTGGCCAGGTGCTGAATGCCAACGATTCAGATGCCAGCACCCTGCTGGCCATGAAGAAGGCAGAGCTGCTGCAGGATCCAGATCCCGTGGTGATCACCGAGAACACGACTCCAGTCCTTCGCAAACCTCGCGCCCGCAAGGGTTGAAACCATGGCTATCACGCAACACACGCTCGAGAAGCTCAGCCACTTCACGCTGTGCCCGACCACCACGATCACTGCCACCGGCAACCAGACCGGCGTGGACATCCGCGCCCTGGATGGCGACCTGCAGGTGATCCTGGTCGGCACCGCCACTGGCGCGTCCACTGATCTTACCTTCCGCCTTGAGGAGTCGGCTGACGACACGACCTATGTTGCTGTCACCGGCGGCACCTTCACGGCGATCGGCAACGCCGCCTACAAGGAGGTCAAGACGTTTAACGCCAGCGACCTGCGCCGCTACATCCGCCTCAGCTGCACCGCTGAGACTGGCGCCGCCAGCTCCGCTGTGACCTGCGTCGGCTACGGCACCAGGAAGTACGAGGTCTGATGGCCTTCACCGAGGATCTCTCTGTCTTCCTCGACCTCAACGGCTTCGGCGTCCCTGTGACTGCCGGGGCCGTTTCAGGCGTGGGGATCCTTGATCAAAACAGCGAGATCATCCTTGGCGGTGAGCTGACGGTGATCGACTACCTGTTGACCGTCCCAACGGCCACTTTTGGCAGCCTGGGCTATGGCGACGCCATCACGGTGGATGGAGTCAATTACAAAGTGGAGACGCAGCCGCAGCGCTTCGATGATGGCGCGTTCTGCCGGGTGCCGTTGGTGCCAGGTGTTGGCACGACACCACCACCGAGCGGCGCGGTCTTCGAGGTGCGCATCGATGGCGCGGCGACGAGCACGGTGTACGTCGGCCGCGCCCCCGTGAGCACCGCCGAGTCTGCTACCGGCTGGACAATCAAGCGCCGCACCTTCTCGGCTGCCGGTGTCTTGCTCACCACCAGCACCGCTACAGGTGCGTGGAGCAACCGCACCAACCTCACCTACACCTGATCGCCATGGCAATTCAAAACCCCCAACCTCCCCAGATTGACGGCGTTACCTACGACCTGCTGGGTGTACAACTGGCAATGTCAACGATTGTGCATCAAGAGCAAATGAAGCTCACGATTGCGGTGACGCTTACACCGTATCGAAATGGTGAAGCAGGACCGGAAATCCTGGAGGAAGGGAAGCAAACACTTGTCTACGGCGACGCATTCGCCCAAGCCGCAAATGATCCGGCTCTGGCGCGGTTCCTTGGGATTCTGGAGGCCGCAGCACAGCGGTTCGTCAATGAGAGGGTGTAAAAATGGCTAACGTTGCGGCAGCACAAAACGGAGACTTTTCAGCTACATCAACATGGGTTGGTGGTGTTGTGCCTGGCCCTGGTGATGTTGCCTATGCCAATACGCGCACGGTAACGATTAGCGATACGCGCACGGTTCAGGCGATTGGCAATGCCAGTGCTAGTGGAATTACGGCAGGGGGGACGTTTAGCATTCTAAATGGATGCAATTTAACCTGCACCAATGCGAATGGCGTGTTGCAGGGTGCAACGTCTACAAGTTGCATAACGACGCCAAGCCTTGGTGTGGGATCATCGGCTATTTTGGCGGCAAACATTACAGGCACATCCAACCTACTGATGTACTTGACAGGAGCAGGGACACTAAACACATTGGGCAATTATGTTGGTGCAGGCGGTTTTCTTGTTCAAATTGACGCGGGCACATTAAATCATACAGGATCTATAACCGCTGGCTCTAATAGGTGCGTTGTTATGCAGGGCGGCACCGCTGTGATAAATGTTACCGGCAATGTTTCAGGCGGCAGCTCTGGCAATAGTGAGGCCATTTTGCTTAACGCAACAGGTTGCATCGCTAATGTAACCGGAAACGCAACCGGAGGAAGTGGTGGTGCTGCATTAGCCATCACCGCCGCTGCTGGAATTACAGCCACCCTTACCGTAAACGGCACCTGTCAGTCATCCTCAGCGGCTCCCGCCATCGGTCTGGGCTCCCACACCCAGGTCACCCGCCTGTCCGGCCCATTCCTACTTGGCGCAAGCGGCAACATCAACCCAGTCCAGGCTGCATCTTGGCGATGGGCGCCAACACAAATCCCCACCTACATGGAAGTGCCAACGTCTGGCGGTAGCACCAAGCGCAATCTATACACCGCAGACAACATGCCAACCGGCGGCTATCCCGTTGTGGCCAATGTTCGCCTGCACACAGTGTACGGTCCATCGAGCGAGTTCACTGGCACCCTGGCCGTTCCTTCGCCGTCTTCGGTGGCGTTCGGCGTTGCAACAGATAACACAGTCGGCACTGCAGTTTTAACTGCCGCCTCCGTTCGCTCTGCCATGGGACTGGCCAGTGCCAACCTGGATACACAGCTCTCGGGTATTCCAGCAGCGGTGTGGGCGGCAGCCACCAGGACGCTTACCACTGCCATCCCTACGGCTGCCGATGTGGCATCAGCAGTGTGGAGCGCCGTCAGCCGCACAATCACCGGCGGCACTGTGGACACGCTTGCAAACAGCCCAAACGTGCCCTCGGCGGCAACAATCGCCAGCGCTGTGTGGTCGGCAGTTACGCGCACCATTACCGGCGGCACTGTGGACACGTTGACAAATGCCCCAACGGTTCCCTCCGCTGCTGCGATTGCTTCGCAAGTTCGTACTGAACTGTCAACAGAATTAAATCGGATTGACGTTGCTACATCTACCAGGCTGGCCGCTGCTGCTTACACAGCGCCCCCGACAACCGCAGCCATCCGCACTGAGCTGAGCGTGGAGCTGGCTCGTCTCGATGCAGCGGTAAGCACTCGCCTGGCAGCCAGCAGCTACACCGCGCCCACGACGCCTCCCAGTGCCGCCAGCATCGCCTCGACGGTGTGGAGCAATGCCACGCGCACCATCACGGGAGGCACGATCGACAACGCCCCCAGCTCCGCGCCAACGGCTGCCACGGTCGCGTCCGCCGTTCGCAGTGAGCTGACTCCAGAGCTGGCACGGCTCAGCAACTGCGCAACGGTGGACACCACGGCAACGACGATCCAGGACGCGCTCTCGCCAAACTGAGGTACGACCGCATGAGCACCATGCCACCGGAGGATGTCAGCCACAAAGAGATCTGGATCGCGCTCACCGACCTGACCGGGCGAATTGACAACATCCGCAACCTGCTGATCGAGCGCAAGGAAGACCAGGA